GAAACTGGCTCACGTATGCCATCTATATCGACAGGCGGAGCTGCGATAAAGGCGAGTATAAAGCAAGTAGTTGCAGCAAGTAAGCAAGGGATCATTAACACACCAAACCAACCTACATAAAGGCGGTTCTCTGTGCTAGTAACCCACTCGCAAAACTTCTGCCAGTTGGTTGTGCTTTCTCTTTGTAGTGAGATTGCAGCCATTTAAAATACTCCTGGAATTATTTGTCCTGTTGTTACGTAGGCTCCAAGAGCTGCTACGATGCCGAGCATTGCAGCCCAGCCATTAAATCTTTCTGCTTCTGGTGACATTAGTTTTTGTTGTGGTAATAATTGTATGGGTGGTTCATACGCATACTCATTTTCAAGCAGCGTATCTAAATCTTTAGTTTTCATTTTTTAGGTTTTTTAGGTGGTCTACCTTTTTTAGTTCCGTAAGTTCCTTTTCCTGATGGCATGATTAAAATTCGATATTTGAACGTTCAAGTTTTTGTTGTACCTCTTGTCTATAGGCTGGATCCTTGTCATATCTTGGATCACCCATAGCCTGTACCACTTGGGCTTGGCTTTTAAAAACATCGCCAGATGGTGATGGAGCCTTACCAGTAATCATTTGTCCATCTTTACCAGATGAATCTTGATACCGATAAGCTAAGGCTTGTACTGCAAAGTATGCAGCCAAGGGATTCCCTAGCTCCATCACTTTGTCGTACATTTTTATTTCGCCTTCTCTTAAATTCTGGTTAGCCCATTGAATCATATTGTTGTAATTTTCCGGACCACCTACTACGCCTTTTAATTCAGTAATTTCTTTTTCACTTAATTCTCTTGGACCTACACCATTTTTAGTTACTTCTTGTCTGTATTTAAGATGCATCTGTGCAAGTTCCCCAGCTTTCATCTTGGTCAATTCTTCTAAAGTTTCCTTCTTAAATTTTTGACCTGATTCTGCTTCGTTCCAAAGTTGATCAAGAATATTTGCTTCCTCAGCGGGTTGCTCTTCAGCCTTCTCTTCTTTTTCTTCAGGTTTATCTTCAGATATATTCTCAGATTTATCCTGACTTCCTAATTTCTTTTCTAATTCTATGTATGCTTTTTCTAATTGTTCAGCATTTTCATATTTACCAGCAAGACGTTTGTCTTGGGCTTCCACAAGCTTCTCTCCTACTTCTAAAGCTTCTTGTTCTTGTGGATTTAATTCACCAGCTGGAGTTTCCTCTGGTGTCATAGTTAATGTTTCACTCATTATGATTCTTGGGTTGGATCTAGTTGTCTAGCTAATGCTGGATTCTTAGATGGGTCAGCCATAGGCGTTTTCATACGTTCCGTTTGTTGTTGTTGTTGCATCATGGCTTGTTCACGTTGCATTGCTTGCTGTCTTTCTTGTTCTATCTCTTGCATTGTTCTTACAAGATTTAAGACATCAATACCTTGCGATGCTGCCAATCTCTTAATAACTTCTTCTGGATTTATATGTCGCAGTATTGCTTCTGGACCCATAGTTTGAGCTATGGTTGCCAAAAATTGACCAAGACTTTCTCTATCTTGTCCTCTACCTAACGCATTAACACCAGCAACTATGGTTGGTTTGACAACATCCTTTGGTAATCTGGGGATCTGTCCTGATTTTTGAAACACATTTAATTTTCTGTTTAAATATGGCACTAAAAATTCAACTGTTAATAAACTAAATAGTCCACCTAGTTGTTGTTCTAATTCCATCTGTGTCATACGTACTTCTTCAGCAGTTGTACGTTCTGACTGTCTAACATTTAATATTAAAAACGCTTCATTTAATCTTTTTTCAAGTTGTAATGCCATTTGATATGCAGTACCAAAATCAGCTGTTTTACCAACTTGCACCACACCTATATCGTCTGGTCTACCTTGTATGATTGCTCCGTTTCCAGCACTAGCTAGGCTTGAAGGTTTTGTGGTAGAGCTGGGACTAACTGTAAAAACAACTTTCGCAGCAGCTGCACTACCTTCAACAAGAGCTTGTGATAAAGCATTTAAAGATTTTAAGTCGCCCATAAACTGACCAACTCTGCCTCTTCCATAATCTTCACCATCAACAGCATTAAACCTTAGTGCTATCCATGGATTAGCATCTACTGGGGCTTTACCGTGTGACTTAGGAAGAACATAATCATGTACTTCTTGATGCCAGATAAATCTGTTGTTGTCTCTTGTTACATGTGTATAAATATCACACTCATCTGTGTCTTCCATCTGATCTTCCTCATTAGCGTACTGAGTGAGGACTTCTTCTGGAAGTTCATCGTAAATTAATTTCTTTGCAATTGATTCTTTTGTAACTATTTCAATCACATTGCCGTTGCCGTCTCGTTCTATGACGTAGCGATTAAGAGGATATAACTTAAGATTATCTTTACCCATAAATATTAAAGCGTTGCCAGCTACCACCAAATGCTTTAAAGCTTGATGAACTACAACACGATCACTTGATGCAGCTATTGCTTCAAGGATTGTTTTCTCTATTTTTGCAAAAGATAAATCTAATTCTGACTTTACTTCTGGACCAAAATTTTCTCCTAGTTGACTATCATCTACCTGTAATTTAAAAAAGCTAGTTTGAACGGGTAGTAGAGCTAACATCAATTTTGATGCCAGAGTAACTACACCTTTCGCCCCAACACTTTGCCAAGGTTGAGGTAGATTTCTCATCCCTACGGAGTATTCTTCATGTCCACGAATTAAATAAGGCAGTGTTAAATCAGCTGCTTGTTTTGCTTCGTCAAGAAACTGAGCACGATCCGATGACAAATAGTCATACCTAGATTTTGCTGTCATTTTCTTATATGTTTAATGATTGTATTCTTAGTCCGCCTCTACCAAATGTTCCGGTTGCACCTTTAATAGTTAAACCCATTTCTTTTTCTAAAGAGTCTTTAGTCTTAACACCTGTAACTGAAGGTCCAACAAGCCTTCCAGGATCTCCATATGCAGCTTGTATAGCCATAGATTCTTGAGCTCTTATAGCTTCTTCTTGCATATTTTTAATCTCATCTTGATAACTACTAAGTTGATCGTTAAGAGAACTTAGTGTTGTATCAAAAGCACCTTGTTGTGTTGCTAGAGCATTAGCTAGGTCAGTTGCATAAGTATCAGCTTGGGTTGCTAAAGCATTTGTTAATTGGTCTTGATAAGCAGTATCTTGTACTGCTAGTGCATCAGCTAATTGTGTAGAAAATCCTGACTCTAGACCACCTAATTGTTCCATTAGATCGTTGTAGCCAGATTCATAATCGAACCCTTGCTCTTGATTATTATCATTAACACCAGTTATTGGTTCAATAAAGCCAGACCCTTGAGCACTCTCAGTACCATCTAAAGTTTGTAATGTATTATCAACTTCAGGTGCGGGTTCTTCTGCTGCTGGAGGTGTATAGTCTCCACGCATATAAGCCATAGCGTTATGAACTTGTTCTAAATTTTCATATGAACTAATACCCATAGCTTGAGCAGCTTCTGCATAACCAACATCATTCATGTATTGGTCAAAGTTAATAACTTCAACAGCTCCACCAACCCTTTCATATTTTTCTTTACGTCTCTTATCTACATCATCGGCTCTATAAGTTTGAAGAGTTCTTCCAGTAGTGTCTTGATCTTTATATTCACCTTCCGAGATCCACTTAGTAAAGTATGATTTTCCTCTACTTAAAGTTGCATTTGCTCCAATGGTTGGGTCATAGCCAATAACGTCTTTAGTGGCGTTTTTAATACGACCATCATACCCACCTGATTTTCCATAGTGATGCGTACCTGTAGCATCTTGAGATGCATCATACATACTTATATGATCATAACCTGTAGCACTTTCGTAATAAGCCTTTTGGTCCCAACCACTAGATAAAATCCCATAGTGATGACCTGATGTCTGAGTACCAATACCACCAGCAGCTTGCTTTTCTAAAGGTCCATGATAAGTATTATTTCCTTGGCCACTTACACTGTAGGCGTAGTCCCAATATCTTTCTAATGCCATTATTTTGTTTCCTCTAATCTATTTTTATACCACTCAATAACTGAGCGTTGACCAGCTCTATACATGATGGGAGCTAGTTCTTCTTTTGGGTGTGGATTAATTGGTGGAAATGTTTCCTCCATTTCATTAAGAAGGGATTCAACAGTTGGACCTATTAAAGGTTCAAGCATATTGCGGGAGATTTGTGTTTGCATGTTCAAAGAAGGCAGGCATTCTTCCAGCCTTGGTAGAGTTTAATTGTGGTGCTTTACCTTCATACATAAGTCGATCACTCGCATCCAGCCAAAATTTTTTGTCCAAATATTTATCGCTATTAGCTGTAAGAGGTTGCATAATCCAATTGATTGTTGCCTTCCTTAATTTGTCTAAGGAAGGGCTAGGTGTTAGACCAAGTTCTGCACATACCAAACTGTTAGTTGCTACATGTATTTGCTCGTCTCTAGAAATATCTGCACTTACTGTTCTTAAACCAGCATCACCATTAAACCGGAAGAAAGGCAGTATTACAAAAAAAATTGCTCTTTCAATTACCAGTGCTTTTAATATTGTGTGATCTGGATGTGAAATCCATGCATCTTTTAGGCGTAATGCCTCGGCTTCAGCTTTATCATCTACGCCTATAGCGTTCGCGATATATCCAAGGGCTAAATCGTGGTTCTCTTCATCTTTTATGTTTGATTCCAAAAGTTTTCGACTTTTCTCAGGAATCTCAGAGAGTGAATCAGATACAAACGCGCCAACTGGACATTCCATGTTGCGTACAGCGAGAGCACGGTACACCGTTTCTTCTGCGCCATTTCTTAATTTTCCTTTTGTTGTTTGGACGGGAGTCCAAGTTCTTTTTCTATTTAGTAGTTTTTCGTAGGGGTTCATTGTTGACAGTCGCAATTTATCTCTTCAGGTTTATTGCTCATTATTTCTGCCAAGTAATCTTCAACTTCGGACTGCTCTAATGCTGCATAAGCATCAGACTTATCTTGAGTGTCGCCCATTACTTGTAAAGAATAATAGAGCGAAGTCTGTGGACTTTTCAGCCACTCTTCGATAAATGCTTCATCGTAAGTCACCATATCACTCCAAGAATTGAAGCTATAGCCATGAAGCAAACCAGTTCTAGATAGCATTGTCATTATTTCGTCAGCTACCTTTTTATAATTCTCCCATCCAACTTCAGATGCGATTTCTACGTTGCCATATTCAACTTGCTCCACACCAAATTCACCTGAATCTCTGTCAACTACTCGACTGATTGGTGGTGCTATTTCTGGTGCAGCAGTAAAGCCATGTATATCTTTACTTCTATATGAACAACTTGCTGTTGGAGCTATGGCAAATGCTCTCTGCATGTTGTTTTCTCTTGCTATGTTAGCTGCTTCCTGTATGCCAAGATAAAATTCACGCGCAGCTAACCCTGCGTATCCTTCGTAAGG